AGCTACATTAAAGACTGCAATACAAGACTATTTAGAGTGTACAGAGAGTACGTTTGTTACGAATCTGCCAACTTTTATAAAAGAGTCTGAGCAGCGCATCTTTAAGCTTGTTGAGCTACCAAAGCAGCGCAAAAATGTTACGGGACAGGTGACAGCTAGTAATAGATTTTTAGCTACACCTTCAGATTTCTACGCGCCGTTTAGCGTGGCGATAATATCTAGTAATACTTATCACTACTTGGATTTCAAGCACACATCTTTTATCAAAGAGTTTGCGCCGAATACAACTACAACTGGTAGGCCTAGATATTACTCACTGTTTGATGACACGGCATTCGAGCTTGCTCCAGTGCCTGACGCAAACTACGACGTAGAGATTCACTATTTGCATAGACCGGCGTCCTTAACGTCCGGTGCAGAGAGTGGCGAAACACTTCTATCCACAGACTACCCTGACGCTCTCCTTTATGGTTCTCTTGCAGAGGCGGCGGTGTTCTTGAAAGAGCCACCGGATGTCATAGCGGGATTCGAGCAGCGCTTCAAAGAGGCGATTGCCAGAATGAAGGTAATCGGGGAGGGGCGTGAAACCAGAGACGAATATCGTTACGACCTCCTGAGAACAGGAGTAAACTAATGCCACAAATAGAGTCGCTTGAGGGCGCTCACGTAGCGATTGTTGCCTTGGGCAACTCACAAGTAGATTATGCCATTGGTGCAGAAAACAGCATGCAATGGGATGAAGTCTGGACCGTAAACTCAGCAGCCGCTGTATACAAATCAGATCGTATGTTCATGTTGGACCCTGCCAGTCGGTTTTTTGACACCGATGATGCGGGTGCGCAAACCGATGTGATGAAAAAGTTTTTGCCAGAGTGCGATATACCTTGTTACACCTGTGAGCTAGATGAGCGAGTACCATCGGCTGTTGTGTATCCCATCAAAGAGGTGGTTCAGGATACAAAGTGCGCGTATCTCAACAACACCATACCGATGACAATTGCATTTGCTTATTGGAACAAGGTTGCACGGATCGATCTTTTTGGCGTCGATTATAGCTACCAACACAATTTACATTTTGCTGAAGCTGGTAGAGCTTGTGTGGAGTTTTGGCTGGCTAAGTGCATGGAAGCAAACATCGAAATCGGCGTGTCTCACAGATCTGGTTTGCTAGATCAAAACGTGCCTCTTGAAGAGCGTATATATGGCTTTCACCGATTAGAGGATCCTGTCGTCGCAGTCAATCATGATTCTGGCTGGATAGTTTGCGGGAACTCACAGATTGAAAAAGAAATGAAAAAGGCTGGAGCTAAGGTTCCAGAGCCTGTTTTATCACCGGAGCCTTATCGTGGCTGAGATGGGCAAAGACAGCTTTTTAGAGCTTGGCAGCGTGATGGTTGAAACCACACAGAACAAAGGCCATGACCCTGAGTTTTGGGCAGAGCAGATAACCAAGAAAATTTGTGACATCTCAGCGGACGCAGCGCCACACATTAGACAGCAAGCAGAGGCTTTCCAAAATTATATCTATACGATAGTGTTGTATGGAATTAAGAACGCAATTACCTCAGATCGGACAACTATGGTAAACTTATTGACAAGTCAGGGTCATCATGACATGGCTAAGATAATTAAGGAGTTATAGTTATGGCAATAACAAGCGCTATACCAACAAGCTTTAAGCAAGAGCTGCTTGTCGGTACACATAATTTTACTGCCAGCTCCGGTAATTCTTTTAAGCTTGCTTTGTACACTAGCTCGGCTACTTTGGGCGCGACTACGACAGCTTTTACGACAACCGGGCAGGCATCAGGTACAAACTACACCAGTGGTGGAAACACACTTACGTCAGTCACGCCGACCACTTCAGGCACTACAGCCTTATGTGATTTTGCGGATCTTACGTTTGGAACAGCTACAGTTACAGCTAGAGGATGTATGATCTACAATGATACTCAATCCGACAAAGCTGTGGCTATAATTGATTTTGGTGGCGATAAAACCAGTACCGCCGGTAATTTCACAATTGTGTTCCCGGCTGCGAATGCAACGGCTGCGATTATACGATTGGCTTAAAATTTAATCTTTTGTGGTAAAATTTTTGTATGCCACTAACTACATTTAATTTTAAACCGGGTATCAATAAAGAAGAAACCGATTACTCAAACGAAAACGGGTGGGTAGATGGCAATCTTGTTCGGTTTAGAAAAGGCAGACCAGAAAAGATTGGTGGCTGGGAGAGGCAGTCTGACACCAATACCTACTTAGGATCTGGCAGAGCTTTACACAGCTGGATCTCTCTTGGCGGAGCGCGATACTTAGGTATCGGCACGCACCTCAAATATTATATCGAAGAGGGTGAGGCCTACAACGATATAACCCCTATAAGACTAACGACTAGCGCCGGAGACGTCACGTTTAGCGCAACCAATGGATCCTCTACATTAACCGTAACAGACGCTTCACACGGCGCATCTACGGGCGATTTTGTGACTTTCTCTGGCGCGTCTTCATTGGGTGGATTAGTAACAGCAGCGGTTATTAACCAAGAGTATCAAATACTTCTTGTTACCGGGACAAACACTTACACGGTGACCGCTAAAGATACTAGCGGCGCAGAGGTAACAGCAAACTCAAGCGACAGCGGTAACGGTGGTAGCAGTGTTGTCGGCGCTTACCAGATCAACACTGGCTTGGATGTTTATGTTCCTAGCACTGGTTGGGGTGTAGGCACGTGGGGAGCAGGCACATTCGGGTCTTCCTCGG